TAGACCCAACAGTTCTTTATATCAAAGAAGAGATTTATTAATAGAAACTCATTCTGATTGGAAAGAAAGAATAAGCGAAATTACTGCAATAGTAAATGGAGACTGGCACATGATTTGGGCTAATCTAACCACTACTGCAGAAGCTCCTTCAGTTGCAAACATTATAGAGTTAGGAATACATCATTGGTCTGCATTAGGTGGAGCAGTTATTCCAGGTGTTAGAGTTCCTGTTCCTGTAAATCAAAATGTTAAAGGCGGAGAAAGGGCTGCTAGAAAAAGAGAAAGAAGAGTTAAAGAGCTATGGGACAATTCAAACATAAATGAATTAATGGCTCAATGGTGGGGTGACTATGCAGGAACTGGTTGTGCTTATGCTGGAATATGGGCAGACTTTGATAAGAAACCTGCTGAAAGACACCCTTACTTACATAGAATTGATCCGCGTTATGTTTATCCTATTAAAGACACAAAAGGAAATGTTATAGAAGCATTGATAGCTAGAAGAGTATCTAGAGATGTGTTAGTTAAACAATATCCTGTTGCTAAAGGAGTAATAGACCCTGCCTCTGATACTGTAGAAGAGTGGTTTTGGTATTTTCCAGATAAAATTATGCACATAATTGCAGACATATCTCCTAAAGGTAGAAAAAATAATACTGCAGTAGTTCTTACAGAAGAGCCAAATCATTTAGGTATGGTTCCAATTGTTGAAGTAGGAGTTCCTACTTTTGACGGAGAACGTAGAGGTATATTTGATCAAACACGTCACCTCTTAAGGACTATGCATAGACTTATGACATTAACTATAACTTCATCTGAAGAAGAAGTTTATCCTCCAGTCTTTGAATATGATGTTATGAATCCAGACGACTTTGGTCCTGGTGCAATTATTCATGGTAGAAGTCCTGAAGCTCGTATGGAGCGTATGTCATCAAGAACACATTTTGATGCTAAGGATTTAATTTCAAGATTAGCTAATGAAGCAAGAACACAAGCTTCGTTTCCTGGACAACTTTCTGGTGATCCTGGAGCTAGTATTGTTTCTGCAAAAGGTATACAAGCATCTATGGGACAAATTGATGCAAGACTTGCATTAGCTCATAAACAGTTTGAAAAGTTTTTAGAAAAATCAACTGGCTTACTTCTGTCTTTTGATGAGAATTATTGTGAAGGGGAGAAAACTTTAAACGGAGATACTCATGATAAAAAGAAAGCAGAAATATTTATACCTTCAAGAGATATAGCTGGTCATTATGAAGTAAACGTTAGATACGGTATAGGTGCTGGAACAGATCCTTCTAATAGAGAAATGAGACTTTCTATGAATCTACAACAAGGTATGATTTCTAGAGAAACTGCAAGAGACGAAATGGATTTCTTAGATGACCCTGCTAAAGAAGAATTAAGAATTGTTAAACAAAAAGCTATTGATTCATTTATGAACGGTATTTATCAAAAAGCGCAGCAAGGAGATATATCTGGAGCTGCAACATTAATAGATGCTATGAAAAGAGAAGATACCGATATAAATGAACTTGTAGCTAAAGTTATTGAATCTATGCAGCAACCTGAAACACCTGAAGTGCCTGGCATGGGTGGACCCCCTGGTATGGGTGGACCACAAGGAGCACCTGATTTAGGAGCTTTATTAGGTGGAGGACAACAACCACCAACGCCAGACTTACCACCTCTAGGTGCATTAGGAGTAAATCCAGGAGGCCCATAATGGACGATCAATTGATGAAAGAGTTTGTTGGTATAGTCACAGAACAACTTAGAGACGTTCATGTTACTGGTAATAGATTGATTAGAGAAAATTCTCCAGATGAAATTGAACAAGATTTAGATCCTTTAATTACACCATTTGGAATTATTATTACGACAATAAGATTAATTATTGATGATGGAGAGGAATACTATGGCACAGATTACTGATATGGGTGGCCAAGATTATGGCGACAAAATTAAAATGGAGACAGATGCTAAAAATTCAGGTGTGAGTTTAGGCCTTGGAGGAGATACTCCAGCTCCAGCTCCTGTTCCAACTCCACAAAGAACCGCTCCAACAAATTTAAAACCTAAACCATTGAACATAGGTAGAGGTTCTGATTTTATATTAAACGGCCCACCTAAAGGAAATAATCCTTTAACTGGTTTAGGTCAAACTGCAAGATTGTTATCTGATGATGCATTAGCATATAAAGATTCAGTTAGTAAAGCCAGAGACTTAATGGAAAATAGTACAATACCATTAGTAAGACAACAGGCAGCTGAATTTATAAAGAACGCTGCATACCTAAGGAGTGTTCAACGTTATGAAATCGAATAGCGATAACTTCGGTAATAGATACGGACCAATAGAAGATAGACCAATACCTGAAGAATTATTAGACGAAGGTATTAAACCAAATCTTAAACCAAAAGATTATTCATACTCAGATGAAAGTCAAATTTATGACATGAAGATGTTGGGTGTTTTAGATAAAGCAAAAGATTTACCTAAATATTATCCACCTCAAGAAAATAATTTTGATACATCATTATCAGGGTATTATCAATCTGTTGAAAAAGCGTTAACTTCAGATATGGAACAAGCAAATTTTACTTGGACGTTAGGTTTAAATAAAAATCAACTTGACGAGTGGGCTTCTTTAGATCCTAATTTTAAACAACAAATTATTGATTATGCTCATTCAAGAAAAGCAACTGTTGAATTAGAAAATACAATTTACGATTCTGCTGAAAGAAAAATTCAAGGTGAAATTGCAGGATTAATAGCTGGAACAACTCTTACTGGATTTGGTATGGTTCCTGATCAAGAAATTGTTAAAAAAGATAAAGAGAGATTAACTTATTTACAAAATGAAGATAACTTTAGAAAAGAAGCTGAAAGCATATTTAATAAAGAAATAGAAAATTATAATTTAGAAAATTACAATATGTTTTCTCAATCAGCAGAAAATTTAGACGTAACAAAACTAGCTGAGTATAAAGAGCAAGATTTAGGTTACGCAAAACATATACTTCCTATAGCAGCTGAAATTGGTGATGTAATTTTAAGTGCTATTGGACCTGATAAAAAGTTTTCAGACGTAAGAGATACTATTCAAAGTTTACCAGAGACATACGGTTACGCAGAAAATGTAGTTCAAGCGTTAACAACTTCTGTCGGTGCAAGTGGTTTAGCAGCAGTGTATATGACTTTTGGTGCAGTATCTAGAACTTTAAGTGCTGGAGTAAATGCAATAGCTCCAGGATTATTAGAAGGTTGGGTAGAAAACTTTGAAGAAAAAGAAGTTAGAGATTATAAAATGGCTGCAGGTGATAGTTCTTCAGAAGCTTATCAAAGATTATCTTTATATAGTTGGGAAGAAGTAAAACAAAATGCACCAGAGTTAGCACAAACTTATTTAGAGTTTGCTGACAATGACGAATTTAGAGCTGCTTCAATGTATATGGCAGCAAAAATGAATGCTCAACCAGAGGTAGCTTCTTTTGTGAATGATTACGTAGATACTCTTAATCAACAACAATTAGATAATATTCAACGTATATTAGATAGCAAAGATTCAGTAGGTGAATTGTTAGTTTCTGGTTTTGCTGCATACTCAAAATATGCAATTGGAACTTTAACTACAGGTGCAACACTTTTAGCTTTTGATGAAGATGCAAAAGAACTTGCGCTAAATAATGATTGGGCTGGAATTAAAAAAGAAATTAAAAAAGCTGATTACAGACCTTCTTATGTTTTAGGCCTTGAAAATACTTTAAGAGGAAACGCTATGGATTTAACTTTAAGTATTCTTGGTGATCCTATTACTTGGTTGTTAACTCCTGCGGTAACAAGCAGTACTTCAAAAGTTTTAGGACAGTTTGCTACTAAAAGTAGAGTAAACGCATTTGTAAATCAAACATGGGTTGGTAAACAAATTACTAAAGAGATGTTTGAAGTAGGTGTGAAATTTGAAAAAGGTGAAATTGGTATACGTCCTTACAATGCATTATTTAATGGATTTGATATTGAAACTCAATTTAAATTAAGAAATTTAATAAAAGAAGCAGCAAAAAATGGTGATAAAGCACCGAACTCTATGTTTAAAGCAGTTCTAACAGAAGCTATGTTATCTGGTCAAGAACCACTTAAAGCGTACAACACTTTAGGTAGTTTAGTTTTGGGTAGAACATTAAGAAATGTAACTACGTCAGTATTAGGTAAATCAATGAAAATGTCTAAGAAAATAGATAAAATGAAAGAATTAAATACTTCATACAGTAATTTAAAACAATTGTCTACAACAAGTCCTTCTTTTCTTCAAGATGCTTCTGATTTAGTTTCAAGAATAATTGGAGCAACTGTTGACAATTTTGATGAACAATTAAAAATTCATGATGCTTGGTTTGAAAAAGTTTATAAAGATTTTAACGACGTAGCAACAAAAGGAACTGCAACTAATTTAGATGAAATAAATAAATTGCAAAAAGAATTATCAGTTACTGCAGATTATGTAGCTTATCTAGAAGGATTATCTGGATACAAAGTTAGAAACGTAGTTCGTGGTAATGATGTAAGTGCAACTAAAACATCTATAAATAGAGTCGAAGCTATAGAAGAAGCACAGGCTATTACATCTCAACAAAAAACAATACAAAGTGTTATTACTAAATTAGATGAAAGAATTAGTAATATAACTAAAGAAATATCTAGAGCAAAAAAAGTACAAAAAGAGTTGCAAAGCAGAGCTAAAGAATTATCTAAATCAGAAGCAGATACATTAAAAGCACAAACTAAAATTATAAATCAAAAATCTGAACAGTTAGGAAAATTAAAAAAACAAAAAACAACTCAACAATCTAAAATTGATGAGTTAGAAAAAGAAGTTCCTGCTGGTGCAGAAATTGTTGAATCAGAATCGGTTTTGTTTGAAGGTGTGTTTAATGCTAAAACTTTAAATACAAAATTAAAAGCATTGCAAGCTCAAATTAAAACTATAAAAGCAAGTTCTGCTAAAACAGCTAAACAATTTAAAGGTGATATAAAATCTGCTGAAAAATATCAAACAAAAATTGCTAATGAATTAAACGATTTAGAAATGAAAATTGCAGCAAATAAAAAAGTTGGTTCTGTGTCAGAAAAATTAACAGTTGCTTTAAAGAAAAAAGAAAAACAATTTGAAAATGCAGTTGAAAATGTAGAAAAAGCTAAAAATGCTTTTAAACAAAATAGTTCTGCTATTGAAACTGAACAATTAATTATTAAGTATGAAGATGAAATTGCAAATATTAAAGAAATACAGAAGAGAAAAACAACACCTGTGGAAACTACACCAGAGGGACAACAATTTGTAAGGTTAGATCCTGATTTAAGTACTACTGGTCTTCAAGATATATTTAATCCGCAAACTGCAAAATTATTTAGAGACATGTTAGATGAAGGTGCTTCTTTAGCTGATGATGCATTATCAAAATCTTACGAAAAATTATTAAAAAGAGTAGATAAAATAGACGATAAAACTGCTGAATTATATTCAGGGTTAATGACATCAAAGAAAAATGTTACTAAAGAGTTGTTAAAAACACTTAGGAAAGAACATAAGTTAGCTAGACGTATTGCACAAATGCAAGTAAGAAAACTTCAATCTTTACAAAAAGCATCACCTCAAAATGCAATTATGAATATGGTGCATGATTTATATACAGAACTTGCAGTGTCTGCAGGTTGGGCAAAAAATCCAAAATGGCAAGCATCATTTATTGTAAGAGATAAAAAAGGAAAATATGTTGCAGCAAGTAAAGCAGAAATAAATAGCGGTAAGGCAATAGAAATACCAGCAGTTGTACAACTAGTAGGAAAAAATAAATATAAAGTTAATTGGGATATATTAAGATTTCATTTACGTTATGACTCTGAGATAACAGACGTTGGTGAAGCATTGTTAAAATCTGGAAGAATAGGCACTAGAACTGTTCCACAAAAAGGTGAAATAGTTGGTGGTAAATTAAAATATGGTAAAAGAACATATTTAGGTGATCAATTTGATGACATTAAAGAATTTGCAGATTTTCATGATGTTTTAGATACTGCTTCAAGAATACTTAAATCTCAAAATCAAGTTGTTACTGCACAATTACCAGTTAGTCCTATTGAATTTGTGTTAGCTAATCAGGCTGCAAACGGTGGAAAAGTATCTAAAGCTTTTAGAGGACTTGAGGCTAATGAAATGTATAGAAAAGTTACCTGGATAAATAACTTGTGGATTATAGATAAAATTGCAAAACCTTCTACTGCAGTTGTTTCTAACGCAGATGAATTAATGTTTTTTAATTCATTTGGAAATTGGAAAAATTACTTTAAACAATCTTATCAAAGTAAAGTTGACAACGTAACATTAAGGAGATTTAATAAGGCAGTAGAAAAAGGAAAAGTTGCAAGCGGTAATGTTTCACCAGAACTTCTTCAAAAATACGAAACGTATGTTGCAAAACAAACGGACAATATACAAAAACTTCCTGCGTTGTTGCAACAAAGAGGTATGTGGGCTGAATCTAAATTTAATGATGCTTACACAATTTTAACTACAGGTGATAAAGGTTATTACGATTACATGATTAGTTATGTAAATGGTTTATTAAACGATTATGGTTTTCAACTTTATTCAACAGGAAACAAACAAGCATTTAAAAATTGGTTTGCTACTGCTGATTCTAACTATATACGAGGTAACTCAATACTTGAACCATTAGGAAATAATAAACAAAATTTTTATTCATATACAAATATGACTGCTGATACTGCTATGGAAATGTATGAAGGTTTAAAACAACTTTACACTATAAACTTAAAAGGTTCTGCTGCAGATGAAGTGTGGGAAGCATTAAAAGCAGCAGCTACGCAACGTGGTTCTGGTGCAAATAAAAATGCTTTACCAAAAGTTTCTCTTATGACAAAAGTTCAAGTGCCTGGTATTAAAGGAAGAACAGGTGGGCCTTTAAGACGTAAAATATTTGGTAAAGACCAGCCAATGTTAGAAAGTTTATTTGCTGACCCAGCAAGATTTAGACAAGGTTTAATATCTACAACTGCTCAACAAAATAAAGAAGCTCAACTTATTAATTTGTTTGAAAGTCAAGGTAAAAAAATAATTCAAAGAAGTGAATTAGATAAAGTTAAAGCACAATCATCTGCAATAGATCCAATATATCAAGCAGATATGTATGGTGCTTCTTATTTTGATTACGATTTATTTAGACAAGGATATGTTACAGAAGATTATATAAAAGCTATGGCAAATAGAGCTGCGGTACAAGATGTAGATAAATATATGCTTAACTATCATTTAACAACTCCTTTAGGTAGAACTGCTAGACAAGTTTTTCCATTTGGTAAACCTTGGTTAGATTTCACTAAGAGGTATTTAGGTGACTTGTCTAAAAGAGCTCAAATAAGAGGGTTATATGCATCAGACGAAAGTAATGTATTTACTCGTGGTATGTATAACTTAGCAAGCGCATCACCTAATTTAAGACGAGGGGCATACATTTCTCGTGTAGCAAATGCTGACTTAAGTACGGAAAACGTAGATTTTGAACCATTTGTGTTTTTACCTAATGGCGATAACTTTTTCTGGGTTTCTGTTCCTGGATTTGGATTTATTCCAGCGTTAAGTTTAGGCGTGTTAATGGAAACTCTTGATAATGAAGATTTTAATAAAATAGCAGAAACTATATTTCCTTATACAGTTTTTAATCCAGATGAATATAAATGGAAAACAGATCCAGGAACTACGTTTTATCAATACGCAGCAGGTGGAGGTATGGTAAATTACATGACTAATAAAGTTTACCCAACAGCAAGTGGTTCTTTGTATAACACATGGACAGGAAACGAAAGTAGGCCATTTAACGATTCAATTGGTAACTCTGCAATACAAAAAGACCAGAGATCAACTTTTTATCAAGACTTAGATTTAGTTGTAGCACAAATGGGTAATGTAGATACTGGTGCAGATGCACTTGATGTAATTATAAGTCACGCTGCAAATGCAGAATTAGAATCATTGTTTAAAGAATTTGGTGAAGGTTTAGTTCGTTATTCTATTCCTGCACGAGTAAACATTGGTGCTAATTATTTAGATACTGCAGAAGACTGGATAGATTATTTTAAAGGTGTCGGGTTGCTTGAAGAAGTGCTTAGTGCTGATGTGTTTGAAGCATTAGAAAAAAATCCAAATGCTGATGATCCTAAAGCACAAGCTATACAAGAGCTAAGAAATTATTGGTACACCAAATCACCAGACGCAGAAAAAATACTTTTAGGTTTACAAGACCCTAGAGTTTATATTTTAACTCAAGCAGGGTATGAAGTAACTAGGGCAGGTGTGCAAGAGTTATCAAAAGCTGAAGGTGGTAAATATAGTGTAGGACAAGTTTTTAGGCCTTACTTAGCTAATGATCCTGACACTATGGAACGATATGAAGAATATGTTAGAAAAGGTTGGATATCACCTAGAAGTGGTGAAGACATTTTAGGATACACTTTATACAAATCTCACGATGCAAGATTACGAGCAGTTAAATTAATAAAAGAAGAAGCTGCAAGTATGCTTAACGACAATAGGTTGTCACAACTTCCTGGAACACTAGAAGTATTTGAACCATTTAGAGATCAATATGCAGAAGATTATACGCAGTATTGGTCATCTCAAACTCAAAAAGAATACAACTTAGTAAGTACTGATTTAACTATTTCATCAGATACGTCAGATGACTTTTTGAAAGGATATTATTTATTGTCTGAATTTACTGAACCAACACAAGAAATTATAAAAATATTACAATTAGATACTTTGTTTAATAATGGACAAATACAAGGTAGTGTTTTAAACAACGCATTAATAGATGAAAAAATGCAAGTTATAACTAACAAATCTTATTTGTTTACTTCTCCTTATTCAGAAATTTATACAGGTAATCCAAATGTGTCTTTTTACAAATGGCGACAAAATCAAAACTCATGGATTAATGGTGGCGGTATGGACGAATACGATATGGTTGATAAATCAAGATATCAAGGAATATTAGATCAATTAGATATTTTATATTCAATGTCTAATGATGAAGACTTTGGACCTCAACACCCAAAATTTTTAGAACTTAGAGAAGATACTGCAAGAGCGTTTATGGATTTTGCTTTTGAATTTGGTAGTTACTATAACCCAAATGATACAAACTTGCAGTCTTGGAATAACCAATGGAAAGATAATATTGAGTCTTGGGCTGGACCATTAGAGTGGCAAGCTCCTTTACCTCCAACTGGTAAAGAAGGAGATATTCCAGATGTTGCATCTTTTGATACTAAAGGTCCTGACGGCAATATGATAGATTTTGAGTTTAATGTTTATAGCAGCCAATTACCTTCTAGCGCTAGACCTATGAATGTATCACCACTAGATGTAGTAGACGGTGACACAATAACAATAGATAAATATAAACCTGTTCCATTAAGACTTAGAATTATAGGAATTATGGCTAATGAAATAAATCACCCTAATGAAGAAATTGCATCAGAGGCATTAAGACAAATGATATTTTTAGAAGAACTAGTAGATATATCAAACGATAGACTTTATTATGTTCCAGATAAAAGATTTGGAAACGACCAAGGAAAAGATAGCTACAATCGTGAGTTGGGTTGGTTGTTTGTGGAAGGTGGATTAGACGGAAATATGCCAGCAGGCACAGGACAATATATATACTTTGAAGAGCACTTTACACCAACAGATAGATATTATCGTAGAGGTAGTGAACTAGGACCTTTTAGTGATATAATAGCCCCAGATTACAATGAGTGGGATCCGCAAACAGAAAGATATATATTAAACGAGGATTAAATGGATTTAAATTATGACATATACGAAGGACAAACTCAACCAGTAGAGAGTCAAGTAATTGTTGCTTATGCAGAACAATACTTTGCAGATTATGTAGATACACAAGTAGAAGTAAATGGTGAAACGTTTGACTTTTTGCCTTATCTTTTAGCAATTGTTAATGCAGAATCAAACACTGATTTATACACAGTATCTGAAGTAGACGCTAACAATGACGGAATATTTGAAGCATCTTTTGGTTTGTTTCAAATAAATTGGGAAACAGAAAGTGGAACATTAACTCACGCAAATACAATTTTAACCAAAATGATTAGAGACGGTGTTATAACACAAGCAGAAAAAGGCACGTATTTAAATAACATATCACAACTAACAACTGAACAAATGCAGACAGTAGCTCAATATATGGCGAATATTGATGTACAGTTTGAAATTGCTTCAGAAATATATAAAGGTAGAAAAAAAAGAGGCACTAACAATGGTGACTTTGAAGATTGGGGTGCACGAAATGCTCCCGCTACTGCACAATCTTATGACAATTATAGATTAGAAGTAGAAGCTATTTTAGCTCAACCAGCAAGCGAAAGATTAGATGCTAAAAACAAGTTTGTACAAAATCCTGTAAACTTTAAACAAAAGTTAGCAGAAGGGCCATTTGATGACCCTAATGCAACACAAGCACCAACTGCTGGTAGTGACGGCGGAACTATACCTGTTGACGAACAAATAGGATTTATTTATAACAATTTTGTGGCTCCTACGTTTAACCCAGCAAATGGTATTGATGACTTCCAAATACAAGAGTTTAACAATATTTATTATCAAGGAAATTTAACAGACCAGGAATTAGAAACTTTAATTAAGACTGGTGTTCCACCAACTAATAATTTAAATATTAACGCAGTAGTAGGACAATATAGTAGATTAGCTGGAACTTCTGCTTATAGAAATCCGTTTTTAATGAGCAGTCAATTAAGTGAACCTACATTAGCTAACGCAATACTTGGTGAAATATATTCTTTATATAAGAAATCTGCTAATGCTAATGGAATACTTGATTCAGATTATTTAGCTACTGCTTATTTAACTCCAAAAATTCCAAATATGTTAAGAGGTATTCAAGCTTATTTAGATCAAAACGGAAACATTTTATCTGAATATACCATTAGAGACGTTGTAAAAGATGTTGGTAATCTAGCAGCAAGAGATTGGCAATTTGGTACATTACCAGATTATGCAAATCCAGATGAACAATATGATAGAAACCAACTTAAAAATACTGCAACTGGATTAGTCACACAATTATTATTAGACGATAATCCTAACTTTGTGAATAAAGTAACTGATGATTATGTAGATTATAGAATTGCAAATCCAGGAGCTAAAGTTGAATTTAATTCTTATGTTTTTAATGCAATTAAAAATACTGGTAGATACAGAATGATTTATAAAAACAAACCTCTTGGTATGACTGAGCAACAATACATTAGTAATTATAATAGTGCAACACAAATTGCTGCTCCTGGTGAACAACAAGAACTTGTTACTGCACAAGCAGCTGCTGGTGGTACTGCTGAAACTGCAAAAATTGCAGCTATGTTTGGTGAAACTGGAAGTAGAAGTAATCAATTTATTAATTCAATAGAACAATCAGCAGAGTCATTACATAAATTGTTTAGGAAGGCTTAATAATGGTATTTAGAAATAATTTGAATAGAGGTATTTCTTTTGGTGAAAGCCCTGAGTTAGAAAAACAAATTCAAGACCGTCTTAAAGCAGCAGCTGAACGAGGTCTTTCTGGTGGTGACGATAGACCATCTGCTGATGATGAAGAACAAGCATATTTAGATGCTCAAGCAGAGGCCAAACGTAAAGCTGAAGAAGAAGAAGCAGCAAGACTTGAAGCAGAAAGACTTGCAGCAGAAAAACTTGCACAAGAAGAAGCAGCTAAACAATATCCTAAAACTCTTTATAACGATAGAGGTGATGATGTTACAGTTAATTCTGCAGCTGGAGAAGCGGGTGCTAGAGAATTTGGATTTACACTTACTTCACCACCAGCAGGTGGTGGTACAGGTGGTCAAGGTGGTACAGGTGGTCAAGGTGGTACAGGTGGTCAAGGTGGTACAGGTGGTCAAGGTCAAGGACAAGGTCAAGGTAATTATGCAGGTTATCCAAAAGTTTTATATGATCCAAATACAGGACAATCAACAACTGTTACTGACCCACAGGGAGAAAGAGCTGCGAGACAAAGTGGATTTACTTCGCCAACTCCACCTCCAACACCAGCTCCTATAACTTTATATAAAACATTATTTAAAAGAGATCCTGACGGAACGTTGCAAACATTTACTGTTCCTTATTTAACTGGACAAGATTCTACATGGCAAACCTATACAGGACAAGGTTGGTTTGAAGAAGACCCTGGTATTGCTGAAGCTCCATTTGAACCTGTTAATTATAATCAAGGTGGAAGTTGGTTTAAAATAAGTAATTATCCAGGTATATCTGGTGATGCATACGCTATAGAATATGAACTAGATTCAGGTAGAAAAATATATTATTTAGCTTCTAGGGCAGAATTAGATTCAATATTTGGTGAAGGTGCTAACCCTAGTCAAGTAACAAACATAACATGGAGTGATTATAAATCTAACACTGAAAGATTTTTTGGTGGTGCTGCTGCAGAAATTATTGGTAGTGAAGATAACTTTGCTACTAGAGTAACTAGAGTTATTGAATCAGGTGGCACCAATGAACTTCCTTTACCTGACTTTGTGAAAAATAATCAAGATTTATTAGATATATTCTTTTTAGCAGTAGCTGAAGGTAAGTCTCAAACTTGGTTGTTAAAACAAATGAGTAAAGAACAAGCATTTAAAGATGAGTTTCCTGGAATAGATACTATATACTCTCAAACACAAGACTGGTCAAAAGCAGTTGAGACATGGAATTTGTTTAGTGAAGAAATTACTAAGTTAAATGTTAGATATGGGGAAACTGTTGATGTGTCGGATTTAGTAGAAGCATCAGTTAAAAAAGGTTATAACATACAAGATATACAAAAAACCTATGAAATATTTGAACAAGCAGAAGGCAACTCTGAATTCTTAACTGCATTTCAAGCTATCATAGATCAAGATGAGGATATTGATTTTGATTTAACTTCATCAGAAGGAATTGTAGAATTTTTTGAAGGCAAAGCACCTACAGAAATATACGACCTTTATGAAGCATCATCTATACAACAACAAGCTACAAGATTTGAACTAGGAATAAATGCAGAATCTGCAATACAATTAGCTTTACAAACTCCTGGTCAAATTACACCACAAAATATTTCACAAAGTTTACAAAGTGCTGCAGTTAACATAGCAAGATTTAGAGAAGACTTAGATTTAAACAGATACGGATTAAGTGAACAAGTATTAATTAATGCTGCATTAGGAGTAAAAACTCCTGGAATATCAGAAATAGAAGTGCAAGATGCTTTTTCTAGAATATTTCAAGAAAATCAAGAGTTACAACAACAACAACCATTTACATTAAACAATCAATCTGCAATATTTAGAGGACAAAGAGACGTAAGGTCTTTATAAAAAATAACTTAAAAACACTATGATTCTGGATTTAGTGTATATAATTAAAGTGTTAAGTTAGTACTCGAACAACTTAACCTAGAAAAATCAGCTTCGAGTTATTAGAAACAAGTAAATACCACACGAACCCTCTAAGTGTGTGTAAGTCATAAGAGGAGTATTAATGACACAAGAATATGAAAGTGAGGCTGATTTGTCAGAAAACGAATCTATCCCAAATTTAAGAGACGCTTTAAAAGCATCTCAGGAAAAGACTAAAGAACTAGAAACTCAATTAACTGAGTCAAGTGCTGCTTTAAAGCAGTTTCAGGCAAAAGAGACTTTTAGATCTAATGGATATTCCGAAGCACACGCTGAATTGTATGTGAAAGCTAACCCAGAAGCAGAAATAAATCCTGAATCTATTCAAGAATTTGTTAATGCTTATGATTTAAAGCCACAAGTTCAAGAGCAAGTAAATAGTGAAGGTATGAAAAATTTGTCTAGTGTTGCTCAGAAACCAACTGATAACGTAAATCAGATAGGTACTGCAGAAACACAACAATTGACAAAGCAAGAATACAAGAAATTACAAGTTAGTGATCCAACGGCTGCACACGAAGCACTCATACAAGGACGTGTTACTTTAAGGGAAGACAACGTTTTAGGCGACAGTCTCAATTAATAAGTAATAGTAAATTATTAGAAGAAAGGACTGGTGTTTATAAATGGTCGACTTTACAAGTAACGATACAAATACCACTACGTATAATGATGTAGTTTATTCTGCAATCATTAACGATGATATTTTAGACGCACTACAAGCTGCCGTTGTAACTCCTCCACTTCTAGCAATGTACGATTTGTCAGGACAACCGTCTAAAGCAGTAGATATCCCAATAGCTGATGTTGAATCAGCTGCTGCAGTTTCAGAAGGTGCAGAGCTTGCTAACACAGCACTCTCATCATCTAAAGCTACTCTTACTGCTTCTGAGGTCGGAATCATGGCTACAATTACAGACGTATTAGACGTATCTTCTATTGCGGCAACTCGTGGTGCTCAAATGAGACAAATGGGTA